TTAATAGATTGACTTATGATATTTCATCTAAACCACCTGCAACTATTGAGTGGGAATAAGAGAAAAACTCACTTAAAATAAGTAATTATTATACTTTTAAATTTTAGTGGACTTAATTTGGACTTAAAATAGAAATAAGTATGTAAAATTAGTAAAAATTTATAATGTAAAAAGCAGGAGATTAATCCTGCTTTATTTTTTATAATTTCATTGTATTTTATAAAACCTATTTATGGGGATGCACTTCATGATTTGGGTCAATGCAGATTATTTTAAAAGACTTTCCTAAAAACACACCATGTAATCTAAATTTACTTTTATCATGCCCTAAATGTATAATCTCGCTATTGTCAATATTTGGAAACTCTAAATAACAGCTTCCTCTATTTGTTTTTCCTCTATTAATTGCCTTTAATTCATCTTCTTTTTTACATTTTATAATTTTTAAAATCAATTTATCTAGTTCTTTCAAATCTTCTTTTGTTAATTCTTTAATTCTTTTCTTCTGTTTATCTTCTTGATATAATTGAAAAGAAACATCATAGTTTTCAAAACGAGAAGTATTGTCAATTAGTTTACTAACTCCATCAATTTTTTTAGTTTTAGTTAATTCTTTACTATCTTTTACATTTTTCTTTTTGATTAAACCTTTCATTATTAATCACCTGAATATAAATCAAAATAATATTCTTCCATATCTTTAATGGAAATTATATTCTTTGAGTTTTCCCAAGATCCTAAACCTCTTCTTGCATTTATCCATGGTGTTTCTTCATGAGTAAAAGCTTCTAATTGATGCCCATCGCAGTCACCATAAGTCACCCAAATTCTTTCAAGAAAATCCTCAACCAACTTATTTAAAATTGGTTTTTGCCTTTTTTTCCTTATAGTTTTCCAACCGTAGTCTTTGTACATATGATAAAGAGAAGAATTTACAGGACCATGTACCCAAGCTTCAAAATCTCCATCAATTAATTTATTTTTATACAAAGCTAAATACCAAGCTTGAGCATAATAGCATAATTTTTGTAATTTTTTATGTGTCATACCTTCTTTTGATAAAAACCAATTTGCTATATCAAAAATAGTAAACATATCTCCTCACCCCTTTATATATACTTTTTCAAAGTATATATAAATTAATTAAAAATGTCAAATTTATATATTTTATATATTTTTACTTATTATATATATTTTTAATATATCTCTTACTTTTTACTGTTTGGCATTTCTGCTTTTCTAAATAAAAAAAGAGGGGCAGGACAAAAGCCTACCCCATTAATCTTTTTTACATCTCAACATATGACTATTTATTTCTTTTAAACTTGCTTTAATTTCTTGTAAATCTGATTTAAAAGCATTTTCTATTTTTTCTATCTTTTCTTCTATGATTTTATCTTTTTCATTACTCCAATTTTCAAATGCTTTTCTATGTTCATCATATACGATTTTATCTAACTTTTTATCAATCATTTCTTCTAGTCTCGCATTATTCTTTTCAAATTTTTTATCTAAACTTGAAATTATACCCCAAATAAACCCAACAATACCTAGTATACTCCCAGCAAATGCTAAATGCTCTTGTGTTAAAGATATCATAAATAATATTACTCCCCTTTCCTAAAATGACTAGCTCCAAAGATTCTAACCATTCTATACATTAAATTCCTTTTTATGGATCCCACTCCACATTCTTTCATAATCTCTAAGAATATCTTATCAGCTTCTTCTCTTGTAATGTCAATTTTACATTGATTTGAATATAACCAGTCGTGAACAACTGCTGCTCTCCCATGTTTACCATAGCTATTTATTATGTTTCTAAATATTCTAGGTACTGATGCATAATCTGTTCTAAAACCTTTTGGAACAGTCACAAGTCCCTTAGATGTTCTGTAAGTATAATCTTCTAAAACTTCCCAATATTTATCGTCTATTGGGCATGTATTTAGTTTAGTTAATTCCATTTCATACCTCCTTATCTTCTAAACTGAATATTATCAGCTGTTCCTAGTTGAAAGTGTACAGAATCTTTTTGTTTCCAATTTCCACCCCAAACTATTCCATATTTGTCAATAAGTCCTTTACTTTTTGCAATATCATAAATAGCTTTATAATATTTATAATCCCATCTAGCAACAGTTTTTTCTTTTTCTTCTCCAGTTTTCTTATCAGTGTATTTTTCTTTTTCCAGGACAGCTATGTCAACAGCATATCCATAACCATCAACTTTTACTTGGTGTTTTGATTTTAAAATATAGCCATCACACCAACTAACTTTTGGTTGTTTATTACCATTGCTATCAACTAAAATTGTTCTTCCTTTTTGATATTCATAATTCTGCTCTGCTGCAGTTCTAACTCCACAAGTTATTTTAAAATCATATGGAGATTCTTTTATAAGTTCTTTCATAAAACTTACTACTTTTGGATGAACTCCATTTAATTTTTCTAAACTATTTTCAGATAAAACAAACATATATACCTCCTTAAAAAAAATGACCTCATGAGAGGCTGTATAACACATTTTAAAAGAGGTAGCTATACTAAACTACCTCTAGTTTTTTAATTCCATTCTATTTTTTCTAAATCTTCAACTGTCTTAGCTTTTTCAATTTCAATAAATATTGCTGTATATTTATTTTGAGCAGTTATAACTTTTAAAATCCATTTAAGATATACTTGATTTATATCCCCTAAACTTATATCAGCTACAGAGTTATCTTGAAGTCTCCATTTTGTATTTAAAGATTTTAAGAACTCTTTTAATTTTCCTGATTTCATCACATTTTTTAACTTTTCTTCTAAATCTGGGGTAACAGTAATTTCTAAATCACGTAAAGCTTCTTTTAAAATTTCTATATCTGTTGTTTCTGAAGCTATGTCTAATGCTATTTTTACTCTTATGAAATTAATTTCATCATAATCTCTCATTTGAAAAACTTTTCCCTTATATTCAAAACTTCCAAATAGTTTTTCTAGTAAGATAGCTTGAAACTTATGTTTAAAAGTTTTCTTTACTCCATTCATATCGATATCCCATTCGTGAGAAACTGGATTCCAAGTATGATATGATGTGGGTTGAGGTACAGTTATAAGTTTCTTATTTTCTATGTATTCACCTTGATTTAATTGGACTTCTATTTCTTCTTCAATTAACTCTTGTCTTGTCATTTCTCTTATTGAGTTGGTTGAAGGATCATAGGTTGCATTTTTAAATGCTTCATTTCTTTCAACAACTATATAATTATTTGGATCTAATTCAGGATAATCTAAAAATAAATTATTATCCATAAAGTTTTTTACTTCATCAGCAGTTAAATTTACAGTGAATACAACTTTAGATTTTTTATCTTTTGTATAGATATAAAACATATTTTTTCTCCTTTCTTTTATATAAAACACTTAAAATATTCCTAATTTTTTTCTTTGTAAGATAAGTGAGTTTCTTATCTCTACAGGGCTCGCTTTTTGTATATAATGCTTACTTGTTACTGTACTGCTAACATGATTTGCATAACTAGAAGCAAGTCCTAATCCTCCCAAATTATTTATAAGATTTATTGATGTTTTTCTAAGTGTATGAGGATATAAATCAGAAATATCCAAAATCAATCCCATTTTCTTTACTCTTTGCCTTATAGCTCCTTGACTCATTTTCCTATATTCATTTCCATATTTTGTTATAAATAGCCATTCTGAATCAATCCCTTTTTCTATTCTTTTATTTATCCACTCTTGTAGTAATTCTTTGCATTTATCAAAAAAGAATACATTTACAATATATCCTTCTTTTTCTCTAACCTCTTCAAAGAAACCTTCATCTAATCTAAGTTGCTCAATTTTTAAATTCTGAATAGCACTTATTCTGCAAGCACTATCTAAAAAAAGTTCCCATAAAATTTGGTCCTGGATATCGTATTTTTTACTTTGGAATTTCATGACAAGTCTAACAGTTAATATTTGCTCGGTATTTAAAAAGTAACTTTTCCTAATTTTATCCTTCTCAGTAAACTTTAATTTATCTAATTTATCTGTGAAAGGGTGAAATTTTATTTTGTTTCTTCTTACACACCAAGAATAAAAACTACTAATTGCAGTAACTTTATTCATCAAAGTTCTTTTACTGTTGCCTTTACTTCTACAATAATTACGATATTTTTCTATTATTGAAGGCATATCTTTTAAAGTATCTTTTCCTAATAAACTCCTGTTCTTATATGTACTTTCCAACCAAATTAAAAATAATTTAAAATTATTGATATAGGTCTTATAAGTTGTATTCCATGTGTCCCAGTTGTTAGCTTTGCAACTTTCTAAATACTCTAGATAAATCTCACCATTTTCTTTTTTGAATTCCCTTAACATTATTTCTTCCATAATGCACCTCCTAAAATTGTTAGGTACATTATATAAAGTAAAAGTGAATAGATTGGAAAATTTATTTACAAATACAGTTGAATTAGCAACTAAAATAACTAAAAGTACAAATATTCCAGAATTAAAAAATTATAAATTTTGGCTTGTAGACATAAGTATTTCCATTCATCTTAATGGAATAAGTCATCAAAAATATACTTTTACAGCAACCTCAGCTGTTGGATTTTTCTATAATGATAATTTTCATACCCTTGGAAAATATGCTGTCCAAATTGATACAAATGGTAATATAACACTAACTGGTGAAGCTGTCCAAAATGGTTATATTAAAGTTAGTATTTATGGAATATACTAAAATCTTATTTTAAAAAAGTTGTTAATTGTCCCATAAATGTATTTTTTAATGGTAATTGACTATCAGTAGACTGGACTGTTAAAACATTATTAACTAATGTAAATTGTCCACTACTTCCATTATTTCCAGTTATAGCTGTTGCTGTATTGTGACAATTTAATGGTAAATTACATTTATACTCAATTCCATATTTTAGTGTTTCTATTAAATTGGTATATGCAGCTATAAGAATTAAGTCACCATACTGAAATATAGTGAATTTAACACCAGTAGGGGTTGAAAAAAATTCCTGAATTTTAAAAGTTGACAAATTTTCCAATCTCTTTCTATTTTCCCAGATTGAAAGTTCCTCAAATTTTACATCAGGGACACTGATTCTTCTGTTTTGAGTTTCTTTACAGATATAAAACTTCTTGTTTGCTGGAAAATAATAAACATTTCCTTGTATTGCTTCATTCAAAGGAAATTTTCCATCCTCTTTCCCAACAGCAGCAACAACTCTATCATCTATTTCTAATGCTGTTCCTTTATATCCACCGTTTTGTGTGTAATTTTCTTCAAGGTATTCTTTATTAATCCAAGTGTTTTTTCCACTCCAATTAATAATAGTAGCATCTGAGTTTGTTACTTCCATTCTAATATCTATTTCAAAAGCTATCACACTATCAGTTTTTGCTGGAATGTACTGAGCATTGTCCTCATTACAATACCAATATAAGCAACCATTAGAAGTACTGTCATTTACATAAATTCCTATCTCTTTCAGATAAAAACCTTGTGTTATATCATCATTAGTTATCTGAATTGTTAAATTAATAGCATTATTTTCTTGTTCTTTTTTTAATATTCTTACATCTTTTTTATACGAAATAAGAGATGTTTGATTTTTTGGATTTTGCCCACTTACTACAGCACCATCTCCTATTTCTACTTTTAAAAATTCTACAGCTAATTCATTTGCAAGCCTAGTTGCTAAATAGTCAGCACCTTTTTTTGTAAGTCCTCTAAAAGCCATTTAAACCTCCTTTTTTAATCTATAAACTAAAGTATTATTAAATACTTTTTCTCCAACTAGATTAGTTAGTCTACTATTTTCTTTTAAAACTTTTTTAGCTTTATAAATTACCATACTCATTACATTAATTCTTTCAGAATTAGTTGGAATTACATTAACTACTCTTAATCCTAAGTTGGCTGGAATCATAGGTCTTAATTCTTTGTATATATTGTAATCAAAATCATTAAATTCCTTTTGCTTTTCTAACCTGATATTTAATTCATATTTATCATTTAATAAAATTGGAATGGCTTTTGTCTCAACGTTTTGATAATAAGTAATTAAAAATTCTTCTAACCATCTCCAAGTATATGGAAGAGTAGCATTCCATTTTATATAAACTCTCAATTGTCTATCTTTTAAATTATCAGTTGCCTTAGGATAAATATTCATCATTTTTTCAAATTTAGATATTCCTAAAACATCTGTAGAAAATATAAAACCATTATTAAAACTTCTTCTAATTTCATTCCAAAGTTTTGTTAAATCTACATTTTCAATATTAAAAATAGCTTGTATTTCTTTATATTGCTGCATAAAATCAGGTAAATTATCATATAAATTAACATCTTTAAAGTTGGACATAATTCCCATCTCCCCACACTGGAACTTTAAAAGAGTCTAGTGTAAAGTTTTGAGCATATCCATTTACCTTGGTTTCCTGAATATCTATAATATTAGGATTTAATGCTAAAATTCTTGATTCTATTATTGATGTTCTGACAATTATCTTTTCTGATTCTTTGAATTGTTTTCTTAACTCTAAAAGATATGCTTTTAAAGCTTTATCAATATCAGCTTTTATATTAGTAACAGATAAATCTTTTAAAGTTAATTTCGTAGCAATATAAATTTTTTCTTGTGCTGGAGTATCAACTGTAACTATATGCCCTATAGGAGCTAATCCTTTCCCTGTTTGGTCTTTAGTTGGGTCCAACACTTCTTGGATTTTAGAAATTAAAGATGTAGAAGCTATATTAAATTCACTATCTAAAATAGTAACTCTTACTGTTCCTCCACCTTTCCAAACAGGTGTTACTTTAACTACTCCTACTCCAGCTTGTGCCATAGTTTTTTCTTCATAGTCTTTTATATTTCCACCATAAGCCTGTAAATTAAAACTATCTAAATACCTTTGCCTTATACTTTCAGTTTCTTCTTCATCTTCACCAGGAATAAGCATTTCTGTTATTTTTGCTGATGTTAATCCAGGAACATAGTCTATTGGAACTAAATCTCCTACTGAACCATTAGGTTCTTCTCCATAAGTTTCACACTCCAACATGTATTCAAATGTTCCAGTAGGTAATTTTTTTATAACAATATAATTGTAGATATCTAAAGAAAATCTACTTCCAATAGGAATATCCATATTAAAAATACCTTTGTATACTCCAACACTTGCAGATTTTGGTTTTATTCCTCTTTCTGCTGTTCTCCTTATTAAAAACTCTCTACTTGCTGTATCTCCAAAAGTTTGTTGATAATATTCAGCAATTGTTAAATACATCTGAGCTTCTTCTAAAGAGTTTCCAGCAGTAGCATCAAATACTACTGACCCTTCACGAGTATCAATATCTTTACGAACCCTACTTAATTTATCATTCAATAAATTTTCATAAGTCTTATCCTCGAACATTATGCTACTTTCACCTCCTTAGCTATTTCAACATCACCATAAATTGTTTTAGCTGTAAAAGTCATTGCTAAGCTTTCTCTTTTTTTTGTATCATCAAATAAAAAAGACTCTACTGCGATAATTCTTTCATCTTGCAATAAAGCCTCTGATACTCTTGATACTAATTCAACTTTACAATAACTTTTAGATTTTCCAAACAAATCCTTTAATTCAATCCCATAGTTCCAACTATAAATTGGATATTGATATCTCTCAGTATTTAAAATTTTATAAATAGCTTGTTTCATAGCTTCTTGTCCATCTGTTTTACCTGTAATTTTGTTTCCAAAGATAGTCATTTTATAAGTCTTAGTTGGAATAGCTTCCACTTCTGATTTTATTTCAACTCTATCATTTCTAACTGGTAGCATTATATCCACTCTCCTTCAACAATAGGATCATCTATTCTATCTAAAATATAATAGAGTTGTCCTCCAGCTTGTCTTATTAATACAACTTTTTCTCCTTTTTTCAAAGAATAGTGCATCATAATTTTTTTGCGACCTTTATACTCATGTTCATGGTCTATTGGAATAACATTTTTTCCAGCACCAGGATGATCATGAGATGTATCCCAAGCTCCATAAATACTATCAGTACTATGTTGAACTGTAATATCCACATAATAATCTCTTACCAAATGAGATAACATTAATTGGCTATCATTTATAACTTTTTTCTGGTCTATTCTTATCTTAAGAGGGTCAACACTTTCAACTGTACCAAATTCCAGTTTAGATAGTTTTGAATTTTCTAACATATTAGAAACTATTTTTTTAATTGCTTCTATCATTCAATATCAGCTCCTCTCAATTTTAAATCCATAAAATGTTCATCCTTATTAAAAGTATGCTTTACACTTTCAACAAGCATATAATTACTAACCTTAATGTCTCCTAAGTCTAATTTTACAACTATACTTACTCCCGCTCTAACTTTAACATTACCAAAGACATTTTTAATAGATATACTTTTAAATTTTCTATTATAAAGCTTTAGTAGTGAATCAGCTTTTACTTGTGGGTTTTCTTTTTCATCCACTGTATCATAGTATTGTAAGATACCCCATTTCCCATAGGTATGATTTTTTATTTCAGCCTCTGTGTTTGGAGAAAAGTATAGATCTCTTACTCCTTTTTCTCTGTTTTCCCTACTTAGTTTTATTTTGTTATAGGTTTTGTCTATACTTGAACTATAAGAAAAATTTTCTGATATAGTTTCATCTATAAATATACCTTCATTCAATTTTAAACTTTCAACATCTTTCAAAGTTATTTTTCCAAAATCATCATAAATAACATATAATCTTTTTGTATTCTGTAGTGTTAGATTTAGAGCAGTTAAAATAACATCAAATAAAGCAACATTATCTTCTAGCCTTTCACGAATAACATATTTTGTATCTTCTATTTCGCCACAATTTAATTTAAAATCATCAGCTATCATTTTCAATACTTCCGATGCTTTTTTATTCTCATAGTGATAGATATCTTTATTTTTTAAATACCTCAACTGGTCATAAGCAGTTACTGATAAAATTTTGTCTCTATCTCTTGAAATAGTAAATACAAATCCATAAAAAACTTCTTCATTCTTATATTTTACTGTTACCAAATCTCCTTCTTCGAATTGATTTAATTCATCAAAAATACATTTAAAAGTAAATTTTCCAGGAGTTCCTTTTCTTTCAGTATCCCAGCAAGCACCATCAAGAATGGCAGGTGCAACTGGACCTTTTTGAGTTTTTATTGTTAAATCTAAATCTCTATTCAAGTCTTATCACCTGCCCAACTTTTATACCATGTATAGAATTTAATTTATTCAATTCTTTTAAAAAATTACATTTATTCGCATCACCTAATTCTTTTTTTGCAATAATATAAAGAGTATCTCCTTCTTTAACCTTATAGGTTCTTTGAGTTTTTTTTGATGAACTATCTCTGGTTTTTGTAGATATGAAAGTAGTTAGAGATAAAGCTCCTCCAACTCCTTTCGCTCCTAAATTTACATATTTAAAAAGAGTACTTTTAACATTTTTGTATTCTTTTAAAGTTACTGATACAGCAACATCTCTACCATTTCCTACATCTTCTTTTATTTCATAATTTTCAAGTGAAACTAATATAGTTGTGTTATAGCCTGAACTTCCAACTGCTCCCTCCCTTATAACTATAAATCTAAATGGTTTCTTTGAATTTTTTAAGAAACTTAGCATATTTAGATAATAATTGATAGGTAAAAGTACCCCTCTTGCAAAAGGGTACTTATATGCAGGTAAACACATATCAAAGGCAAATTCTTTTAAACCTTCTTCTTTTAGAATATTAAAATCTCCATCATTAATAAGTGTTACAACCTTATTCTTATTATTAATTTTAGTTGTAATAGAAGCAGGAGTGATAGGAACTAATATTCCATCTAAATAAAAAATATATCCTTTATCTATCATAAAATTATTCATAACTTCCCTCCGCTGCTATTGCTATGCTTTCTTCCATTCTATTAGTCATATAGTCTACAATATCATCTAAGTCAAGTGCACTAGAAACATGTTGAGTTATTCCACCAACATCAACTTTAACTTCTGCTGTTGTAAATCTATTAATAGCTTCTCTTTCAGCTAAATCCCTTAAATAACTAATTTCGTCATGTGATAAATCTAACATATCACCAGTTTTTTTAGTGTTTTTATCTATATTCTTTAAAAGATTATTAGATTCAGCCATAGATAAACCATTACTATTGTCTTGAAATGGTTTATCAACAGCTTGCCCTACTTGTCCACCAAATAAGTTATATCCATTATTAAATGCTTGTCCATAATCTTTTCTTTCAAGTAGATACTTTTGGACATCTACTCTTGAAAGGGTAATGTCATTTCCACCAACTTTTTCATTTACCCAATCTCCAATAGAAGTTTGAACACTTTCTAATTTGCTTACTGTATCTGTACCACAAATAGTATCTATTATAGAACCTAACCATTTAACTTTATCTATTAAGAAATTAATAAAGCCTAAAAATAAATGTGCTACAGCTTTAATTGGATGCTTAAATACATTTGCAAAAAATTCAGCTATACTAATTCCAACATTAGCTATACTTGCAAATAAATAAAGAGAAGCATTAATTAATCCAGCAAAAATATTGTATATATGTGCTCCCATTACAAAAAAACAACCAGCTATAAATCCAGTTGCAGAGTAAGTTTTTCCTGTTATAGCATTAATTACTGCTGTTATAGAATATATAGCAGCTATAACCAAAGCAATTCCTGTTAATATCCAAGTAATTGGACAAGCTAGAACAGCAATATTTAATCCCCATTGGGCAGCAGTAGTTTTAGCTAATGCTACATCAACTGCACCAAGCATAACTTGTTTAGCCAATAGAGCTGCATTGTAAATAGCTGTTATCCCAGAAGCAATAGCTGTTTTTACTGCTATAAATCCCATAGCAACTTTATATGCAGTTAATAAGGTTAAAACTGTAACTAAAATTGGTTGAATAGGTCCCCATATCTCATAGAGAACAGTTCCAACAATAGATATACCCTTTATAAGCCAATTTATCATTGTAAAGGCTTTATCTATTACTGATGATACTCCATCAATAAACCCTTGAAATCTTTGACTATTAAAAATATTACTCATAGTCGAACTAATTCCCATAAAAGAATTAACAGCATTGCTTTTAATTTTATTAACTACATCACCAAATGTCATTGGAATTGAATTAAATTTAGTATTAATTTCATCTGACATTGCAAATACGGCATTCTTTATTACATCAGATGTAATTAATCCATCTTTACTCATATCTTTTAAATCCCCCATAGACTTTCCAGTATATTTACTTATTGCTTGAGCTAACAAAGGAGCATTTTCCATAATACTTCTAAATTCATCCCCTTGTAATTTCCCAGAAGCCATAGCTTGAGTTAATTGATACATTCCTGAAGTTTGTTCTTGAGTTGAAGCTCCTCCAACCTTAAAAGATTTAGCCATTAATTCAGAGAATTTTACAGTTTCCATATTACTATTAAATGCTTGAGGTGCTAATAAACCTAACTTAGAAACTACACTTGCTGTATCTAAGAAACCTGCTCTTGAATTTTTAGCAGATTGGAATATAGCTTGTTGTAACTGGTCTGTTGTTTGCTTTCCATCATTCATTAAGTCTAATCTAGCCATAGTTTGTGATAAATTATCTGAAACATCTAATCCCATTCTTAAAGTCTGTATTCCTGCATAAAGACCTATAAAACTTTTTATTTTGCCATATAAAGAATTAGCTTTATCCACTCCTTTACTTAAAGCAGTATTAAATTTATTTTGCTCAACAACATTATCTTGTATTCTTCTTTGAATATTTCTTTCTATTTCATTTAATTGTGCTCCAGCTTGTACTATCATAGTTTGAGCATTAGCTAATCTACTGGTATCAATACTAACATCTGTATTATTAACATTTTGTAAAGCAGTAATAGTTGTATTTATAGCACCAACGATATTATTTAAAGGAGTGGACATTGCATCCATAAGCATTATAGAACCTTGTATCGTTGACATTAATCCACCTCCATTATTTCTTACTAGCTTTTTCTTCAGATTGAATTCTTATCTGAATACTTGCCATTATGAATGCTTGTTCCTCTTTTGGTAGACTCAAAAATTCACTAGGCAACATATGGAACTTGTGGAGGCAATAGTAAAGGATATTCGCCTCACTATCGCCCCCATTTATTAGTTTTTTGCTTCTTCAGTTAAATCTTCAAGTGTTTTAAATCCATTGATTTTTTGAACTTCTGCAAATAAGTCTTGAAACTCACCTGGCAATAGCATAGCTGTCAACAGGTCAGGTTTGTTTTTTACTCCATAGCTATCTTGTAATTCTTGATTTTGTAAATCTGGATAAACAACACAAGCAGCGATTAGCATAGCAGAATATTTATTAGAATCTAATTGAGGGAATAATTGTCCTTTTTTCCCTTTTAATTCTTTAATTTCAGTGTTAGCTTCTCTTAAAATTTGGTCTTCCTGTGCTGTTAAAGGTCTTATTTCCCATTCAGCAACTTTTCCATCTTCATCTTTAAATCTTTCAGAAACTGCTACTTTTTTATTTTCTTTTTGTACTGCATTTTGTTTTAAGAATACTTCCATATTTGTCATATTTATTCACTCCTTATATCATTCCATCTAAAATATTAAATGGTTTATTAATTATAAAATGTTCAAATGTAAATTTAATTTCTTCCTCTAAATACTCTGCTCCAGCATCAAATTTAGATAATATTCCACCATCAGTATTGCAACCTTGGTAAAGGATAGTTTGTCTACCTGCTTTTGAAGTAGGATCTTCATTAGAAACTTCTATTTCAAAGAAAATATCCTCTCCAGTATTTTGATATTTTTCTAACAGTTCTCTAAAAATTGGAGCATTATAGTGAACTGTCATAGTTCCACTACCTTTACCACCAACAGATTTATTCCCTTTACTTACTTTACCTAAAATAGGTACTTCAGTTTTTGTTTTTTCATAACTTGCTTCAAATTTAATTGCTGTCATTAAATTATATCTTTTACCTTCTAATGTAACATAGCATTCGCCTAAGCTACCTGATACAGCATCTTTAGCATTCATTGTTATCATATCTGCCATTCTCTATCCACCTCCTATTGAACCACAACTGTCATATAAAGAATTTCCATACAAGCCACAGGAGTAACAGGGTCTGTAACTACTACTGATTTTTTAGTTAATCCCTTTTCTACAGTAACTTTTTTAGGGTCAAAGTTTTCAATAGCTTCTATTCTTTCAAGTTCTTGGTGATGTGCAACTATATCTTTCCATAATCCTTCTCTTCCTGAACTTGTGTTTCTGCTTTTTCCTAAGTGCTTTTTATTAAATAGTAAAGCTATATCATTTCCTATTTGGTCTAAAACTCTTATAACTTGGTTAGATTGGAAATCATCATTTCTATAAATAGTAATTGTTGTAAAACTATTTATGTCAGTTAATACATAAGGATCTCCTGAATTGTTATGGAATAATAATTGTCCTGCTTTTATTCCATTTATTAATTCAGATTGAGTAAACTTAGTATCAACTATAAAATCTCCATCATATTTTGTATTTGTTAGAGTTGCATTTACTTCACAACTTGCTTCAGCACCTGTTAACCAATAAACTAGTGATTGTTCTGGAGCTCCTTCATCTTTAACTTTATTTTGTAGATTTATTACTCCTTCATAATCTGCTGCATATCTATATACAACACATTGAAGTTTCACACCAACTTCATCTCTCATTCTCTTAGTCCATTGAACATACAATTTCTTTATTACTTCATCTTTAGAAGTACATCCAATAGTATTAAAAGAATAAGATTCAGCTAAATCTAAAAACTTTTGATGCTCAGCACCAGTTACGCTGGCTAAGTTAGCTCCATTTGCTAATTTAGATCCTGCTGTATCATCAAGTTGTGTATTCTTTTTAAATACAACATAATCATTGTCAATTAATTCAGAAGCATTAGCAACTGTTTGGCTATCCACTTTCTTAGTGCCTAACATAGTAATAACATCTTTTTTATTCGACTCATCTATATTAGTCTTAACTATAATAGTTATGTCATTTCCTCTTGTTCCACTATATTTAGCAGTTGCATAATCATTACTTGCTTTAACACCATTACCATTTAATCTATAAAGATAAACAGTTTTAGCTTTCATGAACAAATCTCTCAAAGGTTTCATTTTTTCATCTGTATAATCATATCCAAAAAGTTTCATAGTATCTTTTTGAAAATCACTATTCTCAACTTTAAAAATGTCGCCATCTACTCCCCAGTCAAGTTCAGTAGCAATAGCAGCAAAACCTCTATCAGATATATTTACTGTTGCTCTTGAAGCAGAAACGAAGTTTATATATGCTCCTGGTAAAACTTTATTTTGAGTTAAAAAAGTTCCTCCACCATTCATTATTGAACCTCCTTATTCATAAATTCTTCTATAATTTCATCTATTCTTGAAAAACTATATTCTTCATCATCTTTTAATAAAACATTCAATATATCTTTTCTATTGGAATATTTTTTACTTGAGATAATTTGCTCTTTTGAATATAGGACTTCATCATCTTTTTTTGTTTTAGTTGCCATTAGTCCCTCCTATCTGGTTTTACATCTGTTTTTAATTCTCCCATAAATGGTTCTTCTTCTCCTACTTTTCTTACAAATGGTTTGAAAGTTATAAAGTAATGAAGATTACCATCTATAAACTGTGAATTTCTATCTAAGCCCCTTAATAAATCCCCTTCTTCAGTTTTGATTAATTCCAAAGTATTATTTAATTTTTGTGCCATTTCCATTAATTCCCAATTATCATCTTCATTCTTAGGAAAATACTGAATATCTAAATCTATTTTTTGTTTATATCTATTTCCTAATACTTGTTTTTCATTAGGATTTAATAGCTGAATAAAAAAGCAAGGCTCTTCAAAACCTTGCTTAATCTTATTTACATATATTTCTACTTCTGGAAATGTTTTCTCAAGAGTATTAGATATAGCACTTACTACTCTACTTAGCATTACCAAACACCTTCTTCAATATACTATCTAATTTCTTTTCTAATATAGCATCCATATTTTCTTTTATTTCATTCTCTGAAATAGTTAGCATAAATCTACCAGGAACCCAAGCTCTTTTTAACTTCTTTCCAAGTACAGGGACAAATCTGCCTGGTGTTTGCCTGTGTCCATACTCAACATAAGAAGCATAATGGGTAGGATTTATAACTTCAACTGAATACAAATTACCATTTTTAAAAACTTGACTTATTGTCCAATTTCTTCTTAAGTTTCCACCATTTTTTTTAGTATTTGGAAATTTTTTTCCATCAACTGTTTTAGATGTTTGAGCTAAATAACTATAATCTCCAACTGGTGTTCTAAAAATTACTTTTCTTAATAATAAAGCTCCTAAAGATTTAACAAGGCTTGCCATTATTTCAGCTTGATTTTTTTGTATATTTTCTAAATTCTTTTTCATTATTTCTAATCCAGCCATATTAATTTTTACAGCTTGCCCCATATTAAGCTCCTTTATTATCAATAACTAAAATAACTTCTTGATGTACTGAGTATATAGCAGGGATACCTGAAGCTTTATAAGTTTTAGATATCCCATTTCTAGTTACAACTATTTTTGAATTTTCTTTTATTTCTACTTTATTTGAAAGAAATAATTTTATAACTTGATTTGTTATAGCTATTGAAGGAGTTTCATTTGTAGAGGATATATTTTGAAATGAAATCCTACAAGGAATATTCTCTTGAACTAAAATTTCTTTAAACTCAGTTGTTTTAGTTTTTGGATCCTTTACTTTTTCAAAATTATAAATACTACAAGTATCTCTCCATAACTTTTGTAAATTTCTTACCATTGTAATCTCCTATATCTATATAACTCATTATCTTTACCAATTAATAAATCATTTAGCATAATCTCAAAAAGTTCTTCAGGTGTTTTTACAGTATCAGAATAAGTTTCAGTTGTATCTCCTTCTTTAATAGATTTTAAAACAGAGGAGAAATTATAATCTTTAAGCTCTCCATTGAGCTTTTTAAAATTAAGTATTTCTCCTACTGCTTTATCTACTAATATGTATTTTAGTCCATCTGGAATATTCTCAAATGTATAATTTTGATTAGTAAAATTATTAATACTAGATAAGGCTTTTTGTAAAAAATATTCTGCACTAATAGCTTCATCTATTTTAAATAATTTTAACTTTTCAAGTATCCTTCTTTTAAAATCTTCCATAATTAGCCTCTTGAAATTATTCTAGCTATTGGGATAGCTTTATGGTCAATTGTTTCTTTATCTTCTGATTTCACTAATTCCCAGTTAGCACCATTTTCTAAATCTGTGTCATCAGGGGATATAGTGCTGGCAGTTTTATATGAAATTCCAAATGGAGCATAACATAATCTTTTTCTTGATATCAAAGTATCTTCTCCACCATTTTTATATGGATTTCTTGCCATTTCATAAGGATGTAATGTTCCTAAATCTTCATAATCAAATGCTCCTATTCCTAACAAATAAGTGGTATATGATATACTTGATGGAACTAGTGCAGCATAATCTCCTTCTTTTGCAGTCCATTTAGAGTCAAATTTAGCCCCATTTACTGTTGCCACAGATACTTCTCTTTCACCTGTTCCAGCAGCAGTTACTTTTAATGCTTCTGGGTGTGAAGCTGTTACTTTTGCATATTTTTCTCCTTCAAATTCTTCTGTTGGCATAGAATCATCTATGAATACAACTCTACCATTCCAAGTAGCTAACCCCACTTCTCTTTGCATTCCATTTGCATCTGTTTGAGTAAAGTATTTTATGATTTGTAAATTCTCTAAATTAGTAGCAACCGTTGAATGCATAATTGCCATTTTAAAGATATTTTTATTATCTCCACAAGCTTTTTGAGAAGCAGTATTTAAAGTTGTAGCTCCTACTGCTCCATCTGCTCCTGCTTTTTCTGTAATATTCAATGTGTGAGCTTCAACAAATTTTAGATTTGCTGCTCCTGTCATTGAGAAGACACCTTTTAATATCTTTATTAAGATATTTTGGTAAACTTCTGCCCAATAATCAACTAATTGTGCTGCTACATTATCCATAAAATTAACTCCACCAGTTATATCAAATGAAAAGTCTTTTTCTGTCCAGCCTTTTGCTCTACCAATTGTGATTACGCCTCTGTTAAAGGTTTTAGTTGTTTCTGTTGTTATATCAGTAGAACCATTATAGTTTAAAGGTGCTCCACCTATTTTTCCAAGCATAGGTAATACAGCATAATGAGTTCCTGTTTGGTTTGCAAATGCATCATGTATTTCTTTATTACCTCTAATTGCTCCACACTTTAATAATTCATTCTTTTTTGTGTTTGGTATTCTGCTAGAATACTTTCCAAATGCCTCAGCATTAAATGTTTTTGCATCAAAATATATTGCCATTTTTCATCTTCTCCTTTTTTATAAATTGTTAATATCTAGGTTAGGATTAGCTTCTAACATAGCTACCATTTCAGAATAAGTTTTTGGTTCATCTCCACCAGGAGTTTTATTATTTCCATCACCAGGTTTAAATCCATTTGGATTAGCTGGTTGCTTTTCAATCTCAAATAAATATGGATCTGATTTTTTCAAATTAGATAACTGTTCTTCTAATCCTATAACTTTTCCATCTTTTAAATCTGCTTTTTCTAAGTCTAATAAAGCTTTTATTGCTTTTGAGTTTTTCCCTTTTGCTCCTGTAATTGCAACATCAACTGCATTGTTTAATTGTAAATCAAATAAGTCTTTTGCATATTTTTCAGCAGCACTCTTATTATCATTTTGAAGTTTCTCAATTTGAGCTTTTAATTCTTTATTATCTCCAACAGATTTTTCTAATTCTTTTAATTGTTTGTCTCTTTCTGCAAGCTGTGATTTTAAAGAATTTTTTTCTTCCACAATTTCATTAAATCTTCCTTGTGGAACCATATTTACATACTTTTCTGTTACCATTGTTGCTTGTTCTTCAGTTAGTCCTAACTTTATTAATTCATCTTTATTCATTTTATTTGCTCCTTTCATTTTTAATGTTGTATGTCAACAATTTAGCTCTTATTCTTTATCGTGTACAATACTAAAAACACGAATTATCTTTATAATAATTAAAATTATTTGAAGATAATCACTCTCCTTTGCAATAAAAAAGAGGAGCTTTTATACTCCTCTTAAACTATAAATATTAAAAAACTATCTGAGATTTTATATTTGACGATATTTCCCAGCTCTATAATTTTCAACAACTTTTATTTCTCCTAATTCTTCGATTCTTTTTAAGGCTTTTTCATTTTCTATTTTTGATAAATTTATTTCTTTACCATCTTTAATCGAAACAGTTTCAATATCATTAAAAATAAAATCTAATAATTTGTAAACTTCATCATAATTTTTTGGATCTATTAAATCTTTTGAAAGGTTCCAAAACATTATTTTACCCCCTTTAATTTCATTGCAGACACTAAAACATTATAAAAAATTTCTTTCTCAAAATCTGTTAGATTATCAATAGAAGTTGTATTTTTCATTATTTCAGTACTTCTATCTACTATTTCTACTACTTCTTCTTTTGATAAAATATCAGGAGCATTTTTATAAATCAATGTAAATATCTTACTTTTATTTTTCTCTATATAGTCAACATATTGTTTACTATATTCTAAAATATCCAACTCTTGCTTAAAAACAACATCTCTTATAGGTATCCATATAGCATTTTTACCTTTATACCTTTCATAATATGCTATTCTACCAAAATCTGAGATAGTTTTACATTCTTTGAATTTTCTAAACTTCTTCAATCTAGGTAAAACTTCAGCCATTCTCTCTGGGTAAGAAACTCCTAATTTTACTTTATTTCCTACCAAGTCTGATAAATAATGCCCTGATGATTCAGCAAAAACTTCTTCTATATCTCTCCACTTATCTATAAAATCAACATCAGAAAAATGAACATCTACCAATTTGTTATCTAACATAGCATGATAAGATTCATGAAAAATTGTTTTTTCACGATAATATAAATTCCTTTCGTCATTTAAAGATAAATTCATCGTTTTAAATTTTCTTCTATACATAATTTTTTTACTTTTTGTCAATTCTATATCACAATCTGATGATACTGACCCTCTAGCATCCATCATTTCAAAGTTTAAGTTCTCATCTAAACCTAAATTTCTCAAAGTCCTTTTTCCTACTGTTCCAAGTCCTGAGTTATGTTTAATATCTTTTAAAACATTTTCTTTTATCTCTTTATCTATTACAGCATTCCTTGATTTAATTATATCAGATTTATTTTTACTTTCAAGATTACCTTTACCATTTACTTGTATGTACAATTTATCTATATCTTTTTTAATGTATTGGTCTTTCCATTCCTTATAGTTCATGTACTTAACTTCTTTATACTCTCCATTTTCATCTCTTGATGCTCTTGTAGGCTCATCATCAAAGTATGGAGCTATAACTGTTCGGCAATGCGAATGAAAAGGAGGCACTGTTACTCCTATTTCCTGGTCCGATATATTAAAAACCTTTCCATCCATTTCTTGACAGATTTCAGAAGTATGAAGGTCTAATGTTGCTACTATTTCATATTTCTCAACATCTATACTTTTGAAAGCTTCTATTTGTGCTTTTGAAGCATAAGCAGCAGATTCTGTTTCTAGTAATCTTCTAGCAACATACTCTTTATTTTTTATCTTATCAGAAATAAATTTTGATATATCTTCAACAGCTTCATCTAATGTACTACCAGTTATAAAAGATTGAGTAATTTTAGTCCTCAAAGTATTTATTAACTGTTCCTTATCTTGCCAGATTCTATCTGAAAAAGTTTTTCCATCAGATAACCAAGGCTTTCCTATGACTTGATTAATCTTATTTTTATCTAAAGTAGCAAAACTTGTTTTAAGATTCAATCCTTTTGAAATCTCATACAATGAATGATAATAAGTATCTTCATAATTCTTTATTAAATAATCTTCTAACATTTCATTTTCTTTATTTCTTAAAGTTTCAATGCTATTTTGAACTTGAAGTTGTAAAGCCTCCAATCTTTGAATATGTACTCTTGCAGAAGCATTTTCAAGTTCTTTCTTCCAAGCTCCACTCTTAGCTTTTTGAGTATATTCTGCTAAAGTCCATTTGAATTCTTTTAATTCATCTTTAGTTAGTAATTTTTTAGCATCAGCTAATGATATTTGATTATTATCAGCTATTCTAATGTACCATTTTTCAATATCACTTTTTATTTTATTCTCTGCTATTTTATATTGTTTCTCTATTTCTTTAGCATAAGCTTTATTTAATATATTTCTTTGTTTTTCTTCTTCTTCAAATCTCTTAGTCCAGTAATTACTCATTTAAATCAGGAACTTTTTTAGTTCCAAAATCTCCAGGATAAGGATCTAATTCTTTATTTTCTTTTTCAAGTTGTTTTATTTCTTCGTCAACATTGTTAACCCAAGGATGTTGAGTTATTATAGTTTTTTGAGATATGATACCAACACTAGACTTACAATTATTAATTGTTTCAGATTCATTAACTAAAACATCTCTATTAAATATTACATCAAGAGTTTCATTAACATTTAAAGCTTTATTTATAAACCACATCAGCTCTTCAAAAGATGCTTGAAATTCTACTTCCATTTGATTAGCATCTAAATCTATATCAGAATACATAGATTGAATATTCATCTCATTAGGGTTAGCTCCAAGTCTTTCATCTTTAGCATCAAAGCCTCTTGCATTTTCTATTATTGCTTTTTTAAGTAATTTAATTATTAAAGCATAGTTTTCAGAGTTAACTTCTATTTGAAGTGCTTCAAGTCCACCTTTTCCACCATCAGTATTAGTAACTTTTACTGCTCTATATGTAGCTAAGTTTCTTCTAAACTCCCCTAAATTCTCTCCATCATAGTTAGTTAGGATTAAAATTGTACTTCCTGCATCTTCCATCATATTATCTTGAAATTTAGAAATTATTTCATTCAAGGCATCTTGTAAGCATTTAACTCTACATATCAAAGGTTGCTCTAAGTTATTACTTCTAAAAGGAATTAATGGAACTTTTCCCCAGTTGTATGTTTCTTCTCCTATTGATATATAGTCTGAATGTCCTAAAGGTTTCAAACTATCATTCCAAATAAAAAAGTCTACTCCATTTCCTGAGTAAACCTCTACTTTTTTAACTGTCACTAAACTATTATGTTGAAACTCTAAGACTTCATATAATCTTATAACTAATTCTAATTCATCTTTATTATTATCTTTCCATATTGGTAATATTTCAGAAGGTTCAAATTTTCTAAATTGTAATTCACCTTTTTGGTTAAAATATGGATATATCCAACCTATACCACCATTAAGAGTATCCTCTCCTAAATTTCTTAAAGTTCTTAGAAACTTATTACCAAATAATTTCAAAACATTTTCATTTTCACAAATAAAAGTTGGTTTCTTGGCCAAAAGATAATTAACTTTTTGGTCAACCATTTTCGAATATTGGTTATCAATAAGTTTAGAATTGACTAAATTATCAATATCTTCTAATCTACCTCCTTCTACTATTGCTTTTCTTTTTTTACTTAATATGTCATGACTTCCTTTGTAATATCTTTCTCCATTCACCTGGTCCACTCTAGTTTTTGAAGAAAGCCATTGACTTATTAAATATTCAAGTTTTCTAATCTCCATATTTTCCACCTTTGGCTTTTTAAATAATTTCTTTATCCATTCCCACATTATTAACTCCTTAATCAAAAGATAATCCTGATACTTTATTACATTTTTCAGCTATCCCTGCAAGGACATCAGGAGCATCATCATTTTTATTTTTTCCTTCCTTCTGATAAGTAGTTATAGCTTTATAAAATTCTGGCCACCTATCAGCCCAGTTAACTGGGAAATAAATATGTTCCATAACCCAAGTTGCATTAGATAATATTCTAGCTCTTTTGTTTTGTGTTTGATGAAACCATCTAACCTTACAACGATTGCTATTATATTTTTCTAATAAATGTTTATCTACTGCTCTTGCAAAACCTCTACCACCATTATTAGATTCTATATCAGCTTCTTTTATATTATTCTCAATTAATATTTTAGCAGTTGCTGGTTCCGTTATCTCCATAGGCTCTTTTGTATATAAAACATCTAAAATATATGCTTCCTTGTTATATACTCCATAGCAAATAGAACATAAGTAATCTTCTCCAGTATCAGCTGTATCTGTATAATTTTTATATGCAGTAAATAATAAATTGTTATTTGAATCCATAGGCAACTGATTATATGTTTTTATACTACTGTATAATCTACCTTTCACATCAATAGGTTCTTGTTGGTAGTTAGCTGAAGCTATTTCTGGTCCCATAGCTTTTGCTTTTGATAAATAAGATTTATAACTTAATATTTCATCACAAAGCATAGTACCTTTATCATCTTGAACAGCTTTCATTTTTATATGTTTTATCTTTTTCCCTTCTGCTTTATAATGTTCTATTGCTCTACCAGCTAGGTCACCACTAACCCAACGAGTCATTATAATTATTATCTTTCCACCTTCTTCAAGTCTTGAAAGCATTGTTTGTGCATACCATTCCCAATGTTTGTCTAAAACATTAGCATTATAAGCTTCTTCTGCATTTTTGATTAAGTCATCTATTATCATAAGACTACAACCAAAACCTGTAGCAGTTCCACCAGGTGCAGTTGCTAGATAGTTATTGTATCCACCTTCTAAACTCCAAAGGTTCATAGCACCATCACCTTGTTTTATACTTACACCAGGAAATATATCTGAAAAAATTATTTTATCTTTATCAGCTTTTACCTCTTGTATAGTATTTCTAACATTTTTTGAAAAAGTAGTTGATAAAGTTTCATTATAACTTCCTGTCATAATTTTTGCATTTATATCTCTACCAAGTAACCACTCTACTAAATTTCCTACTGTTCTTGACTTTCCATGTCTAGGTGGAAGGTTTAAAATAAGAACTTCATCATCACTTGTAAGAAAGTTTTGTAAATCATTACATAAATCAACTAAAAATTTTCTCTCATATTTATAGAAGTTAGGAGCTTTTAAATAACAATAAAAAAAGAACTCACGTCTTGCAAGTTCTATTTTTGCTCTTTTTATCGCTTCTTTATTTATCTCCACCAAATATCACCTTTTTTAGTTCATCTGTTGATAATCCTTTAAAAGGATCCTCTGTTTTTAGTTCTCCTTTTACTTCTAGCTTTTCAGTAAACATTCCAAGATGTCTACCTAGCATTTCTAGTGCTTTTTCTTTATTATAAAATGTCACTTCTATTCCAAATTTAGTTTCCTTAACTCCAGATATACATGCTTTTTGTTCTGGACTTAACTCATCAAAATTTTTAATTATAACTCTATTGTTGTTAAGATTAACTATACCAGTTCTGTCTGTAAAAGCTAGATTAGCAATCTCATTCAATACTCTATCTTGTGTTATTTCAGTTCTTTTTTCTCTTTCTTTCATTGCTGCTTGTATTTTTTCTTGAACCTTAGGTTTTCTTAATAACTTACTAGCATATACTGCTGCTACATTTTCATTTTTTACTTTATATCCTGCTCTGATATATGCTTGTGTGCCATTCAAGTCTTTTAAATATTCTTTTACAAATAAATCTTGCTTAGTCAATCTTTTTCACCTCCATTTTATAAATAAAAAATACTTCTGTAAAAGCCTTAGCTTGTCATTTAAGAACCACAGAAGTATTGATGTAATTATTTTAAAGGGGCATATTGGATTTGCACCAATGAATATCAATCGCTGTTATTCTAGTCTTTAAAACTAATGCCCCATAAGATTAAGACTTTTTTAGAGTAGAGTCTTGAACTACTTTAAGGGAAAAATGCCTTTTAAAAGCTCCCTAGCTATTTCATATGATAACATTATATATTATATAAAAAACACTTACAAGGGCATTTTAGGTGCAAAATAGGTGCATTTTATGAAATTAATTTATTTAATTTTTCCAAAATATCATTTTGAAATAGGTTTGTTGCTATTTCTTCAACAAGCAAACTTTTATTTCTTTTTACAGTACTCTCATCTATGCCTAATTTATTAGCTACTCCCTCAATTCTAAAATGCTGGAAGTAAATCAAGGAAATAATTTCTTCATACTTTTTTCCTTGAATAAAAGAAAGTCCATAATCAATAAATTCAATAAGTCCATTTATGTTTTCTATTTCCTTAATCCTCTCATTTTTTATAATCTCTATTTTTTCTAAGTCACTCAGATTATCCTTGTTAGTGGCTTTTATTTCATTTATAGAGTATATTTTTTTTAATTCAATACTATTCAAACTATTTTTTAAATATTCTTTTCTATTTTTTAAATTATTATAGTTCACAAGTAATCTTTCAGTTCTTTGATATGGAGTCAAGTTTTCTTCTTGATTTATTTTTATAATTTTTCCATCTTTAATTTTTATTTCATATTCTCCATTCCCTAATTTTTCAATTATTTTTTGAAGTTCTTTTATATCTTTTGTTGCCAATTTTATCCCTCCACTTTTAAATTTAATATATCTTTGTATGCTTGAAGATATGAAGTGCCAGAATATTCTCCCATTTTTCTATCAATAATAACTAACCAATTATAGCCCTTCCATTTTATGCTGTTAAAATCTTCTGTTGTAAATTCAAAATCTTCAATATCCTCTCCAAATTTTATTGCTTCTTGTCCTTCTGGATATTTAATATCTTCCAACCAAAAACCATTATCATCGATTAAATTTTCAAAATCATCATTAAATCCAAAACTGTTTGGCAGTATTGGAAATATAGTTCTCACAATATATCCTTGCTTTTCTAAATCTTCTACTATTTGTTCTAATGTCATGTCAATTCCACTCCTTCCCAATTCTTATATTTCCCATTTTTGTAGCTTTCTAATTTCTCGATATGCTTTTGAAAATCTTGCTCATTAAATCCACTAAGCATTAGTAAATTTATAGTAGCAGTTATAAGATCTAAAGCTTCTGCAACAAAATTATCTCTATTTTTAATCTCTATGAAAGTACTAGTTTCTCTAACTTCTGCTAGAAGTTCTTTGTACTCTTCTTTAACTTTTTCTAATTGTGTTATATCTGATGCTCCATATGCTAAAGATTTATAGTTCATCAGTTTATTTAAGTCTATTTCCAATTTAATCTACTCCTTGTTATTTTTATTTGCTTCTTTGACTTTCATAATTCTAACTTTCAAACTCTCAACAAGTGCATCTTGTACATCTCCTTTATTTTGTAATGCTTCCATGACATCTTCATCTCTAGTTTCTTTACAGACCAAGTGATGTATAATTACTTTTTCTGTTTGTCCTTGCCTATGTAGTCTTTTATTTGCTTGTTGATATAATTCTAAGCTCCAGTTAAGTCCAAACCATATCACATGATTACCTCCAGCTTGTAAGTTAAGCCCATAAGCAGCACTTGCTGGGTGGGCTAGCAGTATATCAATTTCTCCTCTGTTCCAGTCTAGTTGGTCTTGTGGAGTTTTCAAAAGTCTTATTCTCAATTTAGAATCTTTTAAAGCTTCAACTATTCTGTCTTTATCATGTTGAAAGTTATAGAATACTAAAGCAGGTTTTCCATTTAATTGTTCTATTAGTTCTAAAAATCTTTCAATTTTACAGTCGTGAACTTCAAAAACTTTTCTGTTCTCATCATAGATAGCTCCATTTGCTAATTGTAATAACTTGTTAGAAAGTGCCGCGGCATTTGCAACTGTGATTTCAGTGTCTTCAAGTTCAAGTATGGCTTTTTTCTCAAGCTCATCATATGATTTCTTAGCCTTACTATCCAAAACTACTGGTACTTGTTCATAAATTATGTCTGGTAGTTCCAAATAGTCTTCTGCTTTCATAGATATACAGATGTCTGATATCTTTTCATGTATAGCCTCATTTGAACCCTCTTTGGCATCATAATTAAAAATCACAGTTCTATTTCTTTGTCCAGGTTCAAAATATCTTTCTCTAAATTTCCCTATAGTTTTTTCTAGTCTTTCACCTTGATCCAATAAATATAACTGTGCCCATAAGTCTATAAGCCCATTTGGTACAGGTGTTCCAGTAAGTCCAACTATTCTAGTTATTTTATTTCTAATAACTTTCAGACTTTTAAATCTCTTTGACTGGTGATTCTTAAAACTAGACCACTCATCAAGTACCACCATATCAAATGGCCAAGCATTTTTGTAATAATCTACTAACCAAGTTACATTCTCACGATTTATCACATAAATATCTGCTGTTTTTGCAAGTGCCTTTATACGCTTTTGTAGGCCCCCTAAAACGAGAGATGTTTTTAGTAGGGATAAATGGTCCCATTTTGCTATCTCATCTGTCCAGGTAGCCTCTGCAACTTTTTTTGGGGCTATTATTAATACCTTTCCTACTTCAAATCTGTTAAATTTTAAATCCACTATTGCTGATAAGGTTATGATAGTTTTTCCTAACCTAAGCCCATATCCAACATAAGCCCTAACTTATCATCAGTTATCATCCTATCAATGCAGTATTTTTGGTATTCATGCGGTATAAACTTCATTCGGCATCACCTCCTCAATAAACTTATCTACTTCTTGAAATGAAGCTATAACTCTTACATCACAATTTAAGTTTTTAAGTTTATTTATAAAATTTTTCTGTAAAGGGGATAAATTCTCTCTTTTACCCTCCGCTTTTAATTCCACAAAATAGACATCTCCGCCAGGTACTATAACTATCCTATCAGGTACTCCTGCATTTCCTGGAGAAGTCCATTTCATACACAAGCCTTTTTTATTTTTTACACATTTAACTAAATATGCTTCAATTTCTCTTTCACTTTTTCTCATGTAATTTCTCCAATCTGATACGTAACTAACTTTCTTTTTTTTCTTATATAATTATATAAATATAGGATTTATAGATTTTATAGATTATATATACCCTTTATTTCTTTATTTTTATATATTAATATATAAAAGAAAGTTACAAAGTTACAAATATATAATAATACTAGTAATACCAATGTTTTTTTATGAAACTTTCTGTGTAACTTTCTATGTAACCTCAAAAAAGAGAGTTACAAGCATTTTTTATAGAAAGTTACATTTTAAAAAAGTTACACTTAGAAAGTTTCAAAATTTTAAGATTCTATTTTTCTTTTATATCCTCTTTGAACTCCATATTTTCCAAACCTAGATGCTTGTTTTATCTTTTCCCACTTAAATAGAGTTGATAAAATCTTATTAATTTCAATGCTGTCGCTCTTTTTTAGGTATCTAATATCCATTTTTAAAGCTTCTTCCCATATTTCAGCGGCACACACTTTATCTCTTAATGCCAAATCTTTTTCATCATATTGTAGAGTCATAGTTTCATATTCATTCAGATATGTTCTTCTAGCAAATAAATCCATAGTATTCCAATTTTTAGGTATTTTCTTGTCTAAGTAATCCAAAATAATGCCCTTATATACATTGTCCTCCAAGTGCAATTCCTGTTCTTTTACTGCTATTTCTAATGCTTCTTTTGATAGAACTAAATTATAAGATTTATCCTTTGCAAGTTCACAAGCCTCAGCCCATATCTGATCTAACTCATCATCCAAATCATCAAAAATAGATTTTTTTGGCTTAAATACAAAACAATCTATCGGCCAGAATCTTCTGTTTCCAGTCTCATCTCTTAAAAAGTTAGTATCGTTTGCAGTTCCAAAGAAGGCACATCTTCTTGGATATTTTTGGGCTCTACGCCCATAAGAAGCCCGAAAGATGTCATCAGTTCTACTTAAAAAGTTTTTAACTAGGTTCATTTCAGATTTTCTTAAAGAACTAAGTTCTCCCATTTCAAGTATCCAACTCCCTTGGATTATCTCACAAGCATCTTTACCTTCCACATTAACTAAACTATCGTTATACCATTCCATACCTAATATTTTTAAAAAAGTACTCTTACCAACTCCTTGGGGTCCTATTAAGATAGGCATATTATCCCATTTAATACCTCCATAAATAGCCCTTCTCACTGCTGCAACTAATGACTTTTCAGATATTTCTCTAGTATATACATTATCTTCACAACCTAAGTAATCTATGAATAAAGTTTCTATTCTTTTTTCTCCATCCCACTGTGTAGATTGAAGTCTTGTAGCTACTTTATTTTCAGCATTTTCTTCTGCGATTAGATTAACTCCATCTATGATTTTATTTGTAGAAGTGATTCCATAATTGCTTTCTAAATACCATCTAAGACCTGCATCATCTGTATCAGTCCAAATTCTGTCAGGGGTTTCAAATTTCCTATCCCAAGGTACTCCATCTCTTACTAATATTCTTGATGAAAAGATATCTTTGAAAATTTTAAACTTTAATTCCTTATCATTTCTTAAAATTAAAATTATGTTGGACAGAGTGCTAAGAGCTTTCATACCATCTGCACTGTACTGGATATTATCTTTCCAGTTGTCATCATCTTCAACTATTTCACCTTCTAAAATTTCTTCATTCTTATCATTTACTATTGAAAATTCTGCAATAGCTTTTTGTTGTCTTTCTTTTAATAAATCTTTTCTAACATCTGTCTTTGCCATTACCCATTCTTTCATAGCTATCCAAGATGGCAGTTTGGCCACAGGAGTATTAACTTCTGCTTGTATATCTAAATGTCCAAATTTATGTAATCTTACTAAGTCAAAAGCATTTACTAATTTTTGACTACAAGGGTCAGTAGCATGATGTGAGTATAGGAAAAGTCCATCTTGATATACAATAGCTCCAGCAGTAGTACTTCCACCTACAAAGGTCAATCTGTCAGCTATATCACAGGCTTCATATACTCCTGGTAAAAATTCATCTATAGCTTGGTAAATATTAAATCTTCTACAGAATGCACCTACCATACCTTCTTTTTCTAAAGGGTTTTCTTGCTTCTTCAACATATTCTGATGTAGCTTTTGGGCATCAGGAACTTCTGGCCAGGTTGATATATCTTTCCAGTTGTCATACATATTAAGTATGGCTGCACCATCTAACATAGGTTTGTCTGCATAAGTGAATACATAATCACTATCAATAGAATGGCTTGGCCAATACATTAACCTGACAGCTTGAAATGTAGTAGGGTCACAATATCGTAACCCTATAAATGATGCTACCTTTCTTGCTATTGGTTCATACTCATCTGCAGAAACATCTTCAGCTAAGGGAAATATAACTCTTATTCTAGGTTTAGTAGTTTGGTGCTTACGAGTGCTATACACCGCATAAGCACACCCTAAACCATTTAGAGTTTTAATAATCTTAGTATCATCTTCATAAGCTAAGTTGTCTAAGTCAAGAGTTATTAAACCTCTACTTTCAACTGCTTCGCTTCTTCTTAGATTCCCTTTTAACTTTCCACCAACAAAGCCTCCAACATCCTTAATATCATCTTGCTTAGACTTAGAATAAGATAAGAACTCATCTAATGTTTCAGCTGTTACTTTTGGTTTTCCTAATCTTTCAACAAATTCAGACCAGGTAATTTCAGTTGTTACCCACTGCTTAGATAGTCTGTTATTTGCTTCTGATATTACTAATTTTCTTGAGTTCTCCATCTGATATCTCCTTTTATCCAAGTTTTATTATTTTAGTTATACAGTCAATTGTTTCCTGAATATCTAAAGTAATTAAATTCCTAAAAGCCTCATTTAACAATAAAGCTTTATTAGATGGTAATCCTTCACATATTCCAAGTATTATAGTAGCCCAATCAGTTTTTAATTTATCTGTGATAAAATTTAATCTATTTCCACTAAGATGTTGAGTAATTTCATTTCCTTTTAACGTCCAAGTTAGGTATTCAATAGCTTTTTCATAATCCTCTTTCCCGTTCTTTTTTTCAGCACGAACCAGGTACTTAACTACATTCCATATTCTAGTACATAAAGGATTAGGCATACCTTCAACTATAGCATCAGCTAGATGTCTACTTTCAAAATTACATCCTGGAATCATGTAATGTTTTGGAGAGTGAACATTATCATTTATTGTTGTTTCCTTTATAGGATTTTCAACTTTATTTTCCAAATCTGTTTCTTCTCCAATAACAATCAATATTTTCTTTTCAAGAGATGGGCTTTCTATATTGAGTCTTCCATTTTCTACATAAGACAAAAAGCCTTGAGTAACTCCTATTTTTTCTGCAAATTCTTTTTGAGATAAGTTATTTTCATCTCTAAATTTTTTTATTTTTCTTCCTATATGCATAATTTCCTCCTAATCTTTCATATAATAACTACCAGTAAAACCAGCAGCATTTAATATTAAACCCTTGGCCCAACTTATTTCTTCAGTCATAGTTTGTATAACTTCTTCTAATTTAACTGTCGTTGGAACATCAAGTATTACCTCATCATGAACATGAAATACTATTGGCCAACCTTTATCTTTTATTCTTAAAAGTGTTTCAGTTAAGCAATCTCTCGCTATGGCCTGCACAATATTTTCCGTTAATTTTCCACCATAAGTTGGAATAACTTCCCACTTCTTAGATGTTTGGTTAATACCCATATAATGCATCTGCATCTGTCCAAACTGGTTTTCTTTTAAAAAAGGTTTTGGATAGAAAAGTTTTCTACCACTTGGCAATTCTATTGTGAAAAAGTCTTGGCCATAAATAAAGTCATACTCTCTTGCTAACTTTACACACTTAACCATTTGAGGTTCTCCAGTTTCTAAAACTTCAACTGCCGCATTCTCTAATGCATACCATAGCTCCACAATTCTTTTAGATGATTTTCTCCATCTATCAACAATGTCTTTCATTTCTTCATCGGTTAAGCCCATATCTGCTGCACCCATAGCAGTTAAAGCTCCAACACTACCTTGGTATCCTAGTGCAAGTTCTGCAACTTTTCCTTTAGCTCTTAGATGATAGTTTTCTTCTCCTTTTGCTATAGTGCTGATAGGTACTCCAAACATTTGAGATGCTGAGGCTTCATAAATTTTTCCATGAGTTTTGAATACTTCCATTCTCCACTCTTCTCCAGCAAGCCATGCTATAACTCTTGCCTCTATTGCTGAGAAATCAGATACAACAAAGTGATTTCCTTCTGATGGGATAAATGCAGTTCTAATAAGTTGTGATAAAGTGTCAGGGATGTTCCCATAAATTAGCTCTAATAGTTCTCCGTCACCTTTTTTTATGATATCCCTAGCAACATCTAAAGTTTCTATATAGTTACGAGGTAGGTTCTGTACTTGAACTAATCTTCCTGCATATCTTCCAGTTCTATTGGCTCCATAGAATTGCAAGAGCCCTCTCACTCTTCCATCTTTGCACATTGCTTCATCCATAGCTTTATACTTCTTAACAGATGTTTTAGAAAGCTCTTGCCTTATTTCTAATACTCTTTTAGCTTTTCCATCTTCTAAAGTATCTACCATTTTTCCCACTGTAGCTTTTTGTAAATTCTCCACTTCTTCTCCTGCTTCTTCTAACCAGCTAAGTAGCTGACTAGTAGAATTAGGATTATCTAATTTAGTTATATCTTTTGCTTCTTCTAGTAAATTAGCTCTTGATACGGCATCTATAAATAAAGCTCCATTAACTAACTTACTATCTATTTTAACTCCGTAAGCATTCATAAAAGTATCTAATACCCACAGCTTCCATTCCCTGTCAGGGACAGGAAATGCACTTAATCTTCTACCTATTTCCATTTCAGTAACTACATCTTGAACGCAGTATTCTTTAAACAGCTCCCATTTTTCTGGGGCATGTTGAGGCAAGTTTCTAGTTCTGTTCCCATTACTTTTAGTGGGGTTACAAGGTATACAGAAGTATCTTATTAGAGCACTTCCTGTTGTTAGCTTTTTCTTATCTTGAGGTAATCCCATTGCATTACCTATTGCAGCAAGACCTGCAGTATACCCGCAATAAAGACCTTGTACCATAGTACATTGCCACTGTTCTAACGGAGTTTCTATACCAAACATAGTTAAACACCACCATTCAAAGACAGCATTGTATGCATACTTAATACAAGACTCATCTTTTAAAAGGTCTAATACTTCTCCAGGAATAGCTTCACCTTGTGCAAGGTCTATTATTTTTACATCTTGGCCATCAACGGAATATGCGAATAAAAGTATCTGAAAATCATCGCTCATTGCATACTTGTATGCACCCGATTTACCTATGTCTACAGAGCTGAATGTTTCTATATCTATATTTAAAGTTCTCATAATCGCTCCTTTTTGAAATTGAAAGGCAGTTTTCACTGCCCTTCTATAAGTTTTTTTATAATAATGGTTCTCCAGTTACTGGATCTATTTCAACCTCACCAAATTCATTTTCTGCCTTAATTCCTGCTGCTGATAAAGGTTCTCCATCTATTAGCTTTTGCACATTACCTAATCCACAACCTATTCCTTTTTTTCCACTTACTGCATAAGGGAAAAAGTTTACTGATACTCTCGCATAAACTCCTGAATAAATTTCAGATTGATTTAAAATTGGTTGGGCTTTTATATCTACTATCCCTGGTTGGTAATCTATTTTTGCACTTGCTGTAAATACCCAATGCCCTTTACATTCAGGTCCAAATTCTTCTCCATCAGATGGTCTTGTTCCATCACCATCGTAAATAGGGATAGTTGGTTTTGGAGGTTTTACTCCATTCCATACACTGTTAATTCCTTTTTCTATTGCTGCATTTATTGCAGCATCTAATTTTGCCTTTGTTTGTACATCAGTTTTTGGAACTAAAATTGTACAACTGTACTTTTCTTCTTGCCCTTTTTCTGCTGCATAAGGTTTAAATAAATGTACAAAACTTAATCTTACTTTTCCTGTCATTACTCTTGTTTCATTAGCCATTAAAATCACTTCTCCTTTATAAACTATTAATATCATCTACTACACTAAATTCATCTTCTGCCTTTATCTTGTTTGTTATAGCTTCTCTTTTATCAGAAGCTTCTACAAGAGTTGGCTTACCTACATTCATAACTATTAAATCTCCAACTAAATTGTTAAAATCTTTTTTACCTATTACCTTTTCTATTTGTGCTAAAGTTAAGTACTTTCTTTCATATAAAAGTTCTTCAGCTATTCCATTATCAACCAGTACCTTTATAGCCTCATCAGTATTTTTAAAACTTCTACTACCTCTACCATTAACTGCCTTCCAACCAGGTACTTCATTACCTTTTAAACTTTCAGATAAAGCATATTCTTTCAAGTCCTCAGCCCATTTAGCTAAATCTTTTGCTTTTTCTAATATCTCTCCTATTTCTTCTAAGGTTAATTGGTCTGCTGCTTTAAATTCATACTTAGCAAGTTCAAGGTTTACATTGGCTCTTTCTTTACAAATAGCTTTTGCTTTACAAAACTTGCAATGTTCTCCACAGTTAAAATCTCCTTCACCTTTTAAAGCCATAGTAGCTTTTTCTTGGGCTATCTTTGCAAACTCTAATAAATAATCCAAGCTACATTCCCAAGTGTCTATATTAGCCAAGCGAGGTTGCACAATAGACATTTTTATATGAGCTATTGGGAATATCATTTCATAAGCAAGATATGCACCTAATGCATACAGAAGTAACTGTTTATTATTTTCTACACTTACAGGAACTCCTTTCCCATACTTAAAATCTATAACATGTAAGGTATCATTAGAGATTAGAATACAGTCAGCAGTACCAAAACCGTCAGGAACATATTCTGAAAAATCTACTTTCTGTTCTACTGCTATATGTGGGCTAGTTGAGTAACTGTACATCTGTTCTTGGATAAACTCCACATACTCATCTGTGTATCCTTGCATTTCTTCTTGATATAACTCTTTTTCTTTTAGCTTCTTCATTGCAGCTGTAAATTTCCTAGAAGTTAATCCAGGATCTATTAATTTTCTTACCTTCAATTCTGCTATTTCATGTGCTAAACTACCTTCTTTTGCATATTCACTTTCTGCATCTTCAAACTGTTCACAGAGTTTGACAGAAGGTGGACAAGCTATCCACCTTGCAGCACTAGAAGGTCCTAATAGTGCATGTGCCATTAAACATCAGCTCCTAATTTTTTAAGCTCTTGAACAAAAGCTCCATATTTTTCTTTTGGTAAAACTGTTATAGCCTTAACTCCAAAACTAGATAATAGATTTACTAATACTGTTCTGTTATTATCTATATCCTTATTTACCCAAGCTGCTGCTATTTTTTGTAAATCTGCTGCAGTATATTCAGCTGTCTTAGTTGGTAAAGGAGTTGCAACCTCTACAGGTGCTTCTTCCTTTTTAGCTGGAGCAGTTGGCAGCTTTTGAGTAGGGGCTTCTTCTACCTTTTTAACTTCTTCTTTCTTCTCTTCTACATTAGAGTTAGCTTTTTCTAATGCTCTTGCGTTATCTAGCGCTTTATTAATTGCTTTTTCTGTACTATTTACTACCTCAGTACAGTTTGCTTCTATAAACTCTCTTATTTCCTTTTTAACTTCTTCCACACTTCCTGTAAATTCTACTTTTACCATATTATTTATCCTCCTATTTGCAATTTTTTAAAATTTGTGGTACTTTATATTTAAAAGTTGTATGTTTGTCTGTTGTTGATGTGGTAGTCGCAACAGACTTTTTATTTTTTACCTGCATACTGAACACCTCCTTTATATTGCATAATTCCCAAGTTCTTTTATTGGCATAGTCAATGCTTCTCCTGTACTTATATTCTCTAAAACAGCAGTATCACCATCTTCTAAAACTAATTCATAATAACTGTCATTTATTAAAAACATTTTTATCACCTACAATTTATCCACAAGTCTTATAATAAGTTCCCCAACTCTAATTTTTTTATTGATTACCTTAATTTCTCTAAAATCATCCATATAAACTTCCAACATTTCTTTTATAATTTCTTGTTTATAGTTAGATTTGTTAACAGGCATTTCTTTTAAAACTTTATATTCTGTGCCTATTTTTTCTAAATAGCCTTTATTTTTTTAATCTATTTAAATAAGTTCTAACAACACCTTCACTTATATTCAAATCTTCTGAAATTTCCTTGTTTGTTGCATGAGTGTTACTTCTTATATACTCCAAAACTTCTTCTATTTTAGACATTCCTATCAACTCCTTTAATCTCTCAATGCCACAGGCATAACTATATAAAATAGGTTATCCTTTTTGAACTGACAAGCATTCCTATTATTTTTAGCTAAAGCAATGTCAAATTTTTCATCTTTTACATACTTCAACCATAAGTCCATATATTTAAAATTCAGAGTAGTTTTTAACTTAGCCCCTTTATTGTCTAGTTCTAAAACATCTAACAATAATACAGAATTGCCATTAGGATAAGCTTCCACTATCAGTTTTCCATCTTCAAAAGAGAAGTATCTTTTTATATCAGATGAATCTACTAGTTTTAACATTTTCCAAACTATATCATCAGTTATTTTTTCAACAGCTTTTCCACTTGAATAGCTTTCATATTCGTAGTTATTAATGAATGTTTTTATATCAGGTACTTTTGCATTAGGAATAGGATCATATTCCGTTACCTCATCTTTTACTTGAATGGCTAATTTCCCATCTTTCAAAACTGCCATAGATTTAGCTTTTTTAAGTTCTTCCAATACTGATACAGAATAGATTTTAGTCTCCGCTCCTAGTAAGTCTTCATTTGAATCTTTTACTACTGCTAGTCTGTATGTATCTGTGAAACCTATATATTTTCCAGATACTATTAAGCCTTTTATATTTTCATTTTTAGCAATAGTAGAAAAGTGCATTAAATTTTTTATATCTTTTTCTATTAAAACCAATACTTGTTTTCCTGTATTTTCTGCATTGTATTCTTTTATATTCAATGTTTCTTCTCCTTTCGTATTTCAGTCAGTTTAGCTTTTAATTTAGCAACAACTATTCCTGACTTTGTTAATTCAGCATCTGACTTTATTAACCCATTTTGATTTAAAATCCTAAGTTCATTCTTTGAGACTAGTATCAAATTTTCTTTAGAAAAGTTTTGTTTGTCTTGATCTGCAAAAAGAACTGCATATCCTTTGGGAATTTTTCTATTATTGTATTTTTCCCATAAAACTTTATGTTTTAAAGCCCATCTTTGCCACATACTACCCTCATTGCTTATTTTAATTAAAGTATATCCATCTCTATCAACTCTTTCACTTCCAACAGGTTTCCAATTCTTTGGTCTTTCACCTTTTTTAAAAGAAGTTTTGTTAGCTTTTGTCAAACCTTTTGTCCCTTTATTCCAAGGAACAGATCCTTTTCTAAAACATCCTGTAGTTTCGGTTCTTATCTTTTTTCTACTAAGAAGGCTCTTTATTTTTTCAGGAGTTACCCTCAATTTATATTTTTTGTTGAATACTTCAGTTATTTCTACATAAGTTTTTCCAGGAGCGACTTCTTTTAAGAAGTCAATCATTTTATCTGTGTACTTTTTCATACCTACCCCTCTAACATTTTTGGAATTTTGCCATTAGCATCCATCATGTCATCTTTAAACTTAGCTGCTTTCAATGCAAGTTCTCCATTACTTATGATTACACCAGCAAGCTTTATCATTGATTCACTTCTAGCTATTTCTTTTTCTAATTCTTCTGACTTTAAGTCATCTCTACTTAATTTATCCATTTGTTCAAATAGTTTTGCATTCAAATCTGTTAATGTATTACTCATTTTTTCCTCCTATATTTTCAGTTTCCTCAGCTTCTTTTTTCTCTTTATATAGTTTAATAGCCATATCCTTAGCGCTATAATTTCTCATACCTATTACCTTTTCTCTACTTCTCTTTTTATATGCAGCATCTGCTTTGCTTTTATCTCTCCAGTATTGCTTTTCACAAGTAGCAGAGCAGTATTTTACTCTTTTATCTTTTATATCTGTAACATAGACATGTGTTCCGCAATGAGCACAAATAAACTCACGAGGGCAGTCTACATTACTGTAAAATTGGTTAACTTTTATTTTCATTATTTTTCACCTTATCTTTTTCAATTTCTTCTAAAATCATTGTCCAGATTCCAGTTACTCCATATTTTCCAAAACCTCTTAAACATACAAACTTATTATTTCTATGAATTTCAATATTTTTAAACTCATAATTTATACAAATTCTGTATTCTCCCATAATCTCATTTAGCTTTAGAGTATAGATATGTTTAAGTATTTCAGCATTACCGTCTACATCTTTGCTATCTTTAAAGCAAACAGTAACCTCTTTGTTATCTATCCAAATTCTGTCTGCCTCTTCTTGCATAACTTCCAGTATTTTATCTATAAATTTTGCTTTTAACATAAAATTTCCTCCTTGATATTTTTTAATATTTGTAGTAAAATCAAGGGTAAGTAGAGTAATACCTACCCTATTTGTTTTGAACATCTGTTTTAGTTTGATCGCTGTCAACAGATGTTTTTCTTTTTTCTAAACCATATCTTTCTCTCAAATAATTTTCATTCACCTTCCCTTGTATAGTTAAAAAACCTTTTTCTTTAAGTTCAGAATTAAGTGTTCTAATGGCTTTATATGCCATTGCTTGGCTACAGCCTAATAATTCAATTACTCTATTTACATCTGCAAACTCTAGCATAATCATCACATCCAGTTTTCTAGCTTTTTAAAAGGATAATTAAGAACTCTAAGTACCCACTTAATCTTATGTTTGATAATTTCTTTAAATTTTGCTTTTCCAAAATTCTCTTTAAGCAACATTCTTTCCACCTCTTTTCTTTGATTTGGTTTTTACTTTTGTTTTATAATATTTACAAAGTTTATCTGCTAAATTCATATTCGCGATAAAATCCATATTAGTTATATTAGTTTTTTCTCCAAATCTTTTTATAGAGCAATTACGATCCCAATATGCGAAGTAACTTATCCTTAAAGCTCCCTTACATAGTTTTACAAACTCTCTTTTCTTTCTAAGCTCTCTTAATTTCTTTTTCATTTTTAGCCTCCTTTTCAATATGTTTTTGAATAATTTCAACTGCATTAACTAACTTGATTTCTGCTGAAAAAGTTATTGCATTTACCCATTTTTTAAAAGTTTTACAATTCACTTTTATACCTCCCTATATCATTCCCTTATATAATATTTCCAATTTCTCTAATGCTTCATCTAGTTTCGGATGCTTACTACCAACTATTTTTCTTTTTGTTTCTGTGTACCAACTCTTAGCCAATTCCTTATTAGAATAGTGTCCATAATCTATTCCAAGAAAATCCATTTGTTGCTTTCCTCCTAACTTAACCAAGCCAAATATAGTTTTTGTTGACTCTGATATAAAATATAAATCTTCCATTTCTTATTCTCCTTTTATTTCCTCCATTGTGTTATAATCTGTTCAGGGAGGTGATTATTAATGCCAAAAGATATTGTTCCTAACTATCCAAAGGATATAACCTATAATGACCCAAGTGAATTTGAATACCTTACAAAAGAAGAACAAGATATTCTTTTAGATTGGTGTGATTTAATACTTAAGATAAGTACAATAAACACCAAACACATATCTTATGGATTGAAACATCTATTTTCTAGGTCAAGAGATGGCTTCTACATCTCAAACGGTACTTTCAAGGGAGCTATGCTTAAACTTGGGTTCAAGTATGCCCCAACCGACAGCGGTATAAATTGGATGTTTAATATCTCTGAGAAATCTTTAAAACAGCTTCTAGCTAGAGATAGATAATTCCTTATATCTCTATTTCTACACACTCAAACTTCTCAAAAGCAACGAATCCATTTTCTTTTAAAATATTTGTAACAGTAGTTTTTCCTGTTGCTTTTTGAGAACCTTTTATAATTATTACTTTTCCAGATTTCATAGCCTCACAAATCTCTTTTACTTTTTTAGGGCTTATATAGTCTGGAAAAGTGATCTTTGATACTTTAATTTCTTTTACTTTTTTCATGCTCCTCCTTTTTTGTAGAAAATTTTTCTACTAATTAGACAAAAAAATTTCTTTAATCTTTTTTAAGTCTTTTTCCCAACTTAGACCCAGTACTTCTATTAAGATCTTCACTTCGGATAGTTTAAAGTCAAATTTACCATCTATTTTTCTTTGCAAACTTTGGGCTGACTTTAAACCTATTTGCTTAGCTATAAAAGTGTATTTTAACCCACTATCGTCTATACACTCTCTTAATTTTTTATAGTCTATTGAGTTAATCTTTTCATTTTTTTGAGACATAACTTCACCTCCTTTTTTGTAGATTTATTTTCTACAAATCAATAATATCATCTATTTTTTATTTTGTCAACTTTTTTTCTACAAATTTTTCATATTTTTTATATTTTAAGTTGATTTTTTTTCTACTTATTGATATAATTCAATCATAAAGCATAAATAAAAAATTTTTTAAAATAAAAGGAGGTATCTTATGAATACTGCTGATATTATAAAGAAGAGAAGAGAAGAATTGGGTCTATCTCAAGAAGAACTAGCAGCTAAATTAGGATATAAGTCAAGATCATCTATTAATAAAATAGAATTAGGATTATCTGACATTCCTTTTTCAAAAATCCCACTTTTTGCAAAAGCACTAGAATTAGAACCTGAAATATTAATGGGGTGGGGAAAAGAAAAAGTAAATGAAAAATTAGAAGAAGTTTTAAAATCGCATAATAAATACCCAAAGACTGAGTTAAAAGGTGAATTTACAATAACCGAAAATATAAATGATGAATATATAAGAATTTTAAATGTAGAAAATGAAAAAGCAAATGAAATGATTTATAATTTAAAAAGAAATGAATATGATAGTAAAATGATTGATAAAATAAAAATTAGTTTTAGTTTGAACGATATTAATTATACTGATGCAGATGTATATAAATTCATAAAACTATTTAAAGAATATAAAAAATTATCTGATGATAAACAAAAAGAGATAGAGGATATTATTTATGAGGAAGAAAAAAGCGATATATATTCTAATTATATTAAGGCATATGAATTATTTGGAAAAACTAAAGACAAAAAGATTTTATCAATGAATTTTTATGGATCACCAGCCATGTTTAATAATGTAATATTTTCTAAATCCTTTAATACTTCCAATATAATAAAAGATGATTTTAATTTTTATTCGTATTTCGGAGAAATAAAACCAAAATCAAAATCAATGAAAGATATACAAACTTATATTGTTTGTCTTCCTGAATACGAAGGTTCAGATACTGAAAATTTCTTAAAAGAAAATCTTCCAGAAGCAACTGTAGAAAAAGTCCCTGATAATAATTTAAGTTTACATTCTGACTAATAAAAAATAAACTACATACATTTTAAAAAGAGGTGATTAAATGAGTAAATTATATAAAGTTATAAAACTACTTTCAGATAATTCTTTAATTGTAGATTATGGGAAAAATGATGGAGCTTATGAAGGAGATGATTTAAGAATTTTTACTCCTGGTGAAGAAGTTGTTTTTCAAGGGACCAACTATGGAACTTTAGATTTAATAAAAGCAGATATAGAAGTTATATCTGTATTTCCTAATTTTTCAGTCTGCCAAAAAATAAATAGAAAAACAGTAAAAAGTTTTAATCTTAGTAATTATCTTACTAGAGAAATTGAAGAAGTTCAAAAGTTAAATATGAACAAAGAAGAAATTTCAGATACCTCTTATAGAGATAGGAATCCTATCAAGTTAGGGGATTTGGTTAAAGTTTTAAAATAAAGTATTGCATATTAAAAAAAAATATGATACCATAAATGTACTAAGATTACTTTGCCGCTACCAAGAGTAGGCACTAATATAGTGTTCAGGCTATCGTCCAGTACATTTGAGAATGTGCTGGATTTTTTCTTTTTTAGGAGGACTTTTATGCCTTATGATAAACCTTTTAAAACATATGATGAGCAACATCAGAAACTGGTTTCTGATTATAATATAACATCTATTGATAAAGATTTTGAAATAGAGATACTTAAAACTTTTTCTTATTATAATATTATTAATGGATATAAAGAAATATTTATGAATAATAATGTTTTTAAAAATGAGACTACATTTTTAGATATAATTGAACTGTCTATTCATGAAAAATATTTCCTTACAGTTCTATTTAAATATAGTACTTATGTTGAAGAATTTTTCAAAGTGAAGTTAGCATATTCAATTGGTAAAAATAATACAGAAGACCATTTAGAATATTTAAAAGCTAAATATTATCTTATTCCTAAAAAGAGACGTGCTAAATTTAAAAGTACCGTCAATAAAATTAAAGAATCTTTTAACACAAAAGACCAGCCAACAAGGCATTATATAGACAATCATAACCATATTCCACCATGGATTTTATTTAAAAATGTATATTTCAATAATGTTATTGATTTATTTACATTTTTACCACCCTCTATGGAAAAAGAAATTTTAGATGATTATAGCTTATTTGCCAAACTTAATGTAGTGCCCAATTTGAAATCTAAAAATTTTAAAAAAATGTTAACGATAGTTAGGAAATTTAGAAATAAAATTGCTCATAATGCAAAAGTTTTTAATTATAGGGTAGAGCCAAATGATGAAATTGTTCACCATGAAATACAAGGAATTCTTCCAGCTTATTTTTTAAATTTTAAAGATATAAATAATGGAATTGGTCGAACAGATTTATTTGCAATGATATTTTCTATTATAGTGCTATTAGATAACAAGTTTTTAAGAAATTTATTTTTACAAGAATTAAAAATTGCTATTACCAATATAAAGCAGGTTAAATATGGAGATACTTATTTAAGTGTAGCAAATTTTCCTTTAGATATTGAAGATAGAATAGGTTCAATGATTAATCTTTTTAAAATAAATTAATAAAAAAAATACCCCAGCAGTGATATTCATAGTATCACTATAGGGGTTAAAAGAGTGTGGTACTCTTCTATATCATCTGTTTAGATTATATCACACTCTGTTTAAGTACGTCAAATTGAAAAGGAGCGTGATTTTATGCCAGTAAATAAAGAGGAAAATGGAACTTGGACAAGTAGATTTTATGTTACTGACTATAAAGGTGAGAGAAAGCAAAAGAAAAGAAGAGGATTTGCTACCAAGAGAGAAGCTCAAGAATTCGAAAGAGAATTCTTAGCCAAATCTAATCTTAATTTAGATATGAGTTTTCAGTCTTTGTATGATCTATATATGGAAGATATGAAACATAGATTAAAGCAACATACTTTTATAAGTAAAGAATACATAATCAATTTAAAAATTTTACCATTTTTCAAAAAATTAAGTATTGATAAAATTAGCCCTGTTGTAATAAGGAAGTGGCAAAATGAACTCATTAATTCTAAAAATCCTAAGACTAATAAAAAGTATGCATCTACATATATAAAAACTATTAATAATCAGCTATCAGCTATGATGAATTATGCAGTTAAATTTTATGGACTGAAAGAAAATCCATGCCATAAAGCAGGGAGTATAGGTAAGAAAAATGCGGATGAAATGAAAATTTGGGAGCCACCTGAATTTGAAAAATTCATTAATCTTCTTGTACATAAGCCCGTATCTTATACGGGTTTTCAAATATTATTTAATTGTGGGTTGAGAATAGGAGAGTTATTAGCTCTAACGGTTAAAGATATCAACTTAAAAAATAAGACTTTAAAGATTGATAAAAGTTATCAAAGACTTAGAAAGAAGGATGTAGTAACTGATCCTAAAACACCTAGAGCTAATAGAGTTATAGATATGTCAGATAAATTAGTCAGTATTGTAGAAGAGTATATGCAAAGACTTTATTGCCCAACAGATGATACTAGGCTTTTTTCTACTACTAAATCTACTTTTGAGCATGATATAAAAACTTACTCTGCAAAAGCTGGACTAGAAAAGATAAGACTACAAGATTTAAGACATAGCCATGCAAGTTTTTTAATTAATAATAATGTTAATATACTTGCAGTATCTAAAAGACTAGGTCATGAAAAAGTTGAAACCACTCTCAATATTTATGCCCATCTTTTTAGAGAGTCACATGATTTTATGATATCCGTTTTAAATAAATAAGTGGGCTTAAAATGGACTTAAAAATTTTTAAAAAGGGTGTAAAATAAATAAATGTATAAAATTGTATTTAATAAAAATATTGAAATTAATAATAAAAAATAGTGTATAATATTATTAATGGTAGAGTGGGAATAAAAGAAATTATCATAAATAAAATTTAATTTTAATCTAAATACATATTTTTAGGAGAGGATAATATGTTTTTTCAGTTATTTGTTGGAATTATTGCTATAACTGCTATTTTTGGAGTTTTAAAATTTATAAAAGCTTCTTTCCTTCAAAATAAAGCTAACAATACAAATAAAGATGCTAATGATATTGTAAAAAATATTTTAAACAAAGTTGAAATTTCACGTAAAAATTGCTCTATAGATATTGAAAATTTAGGAAAATGTAAAATAAAAATTCTCAATAATAGTATAAAACCTTTTATAGAAATATTTGAAAAAATCAACTACATTGAAATATCAAATTCCATGGAATTTAATGAGTTACAAAAAATAATTTTTGATAAAAAAAAATTTAGTGAGTTGAAAGAAATTCAATCTATTGCTGCATCTTTAGATAATGATGTTATTGATGGAATCGCTACTGGTGTTGCTGGTGGTGTTTTAACTGCCTTTGGAGCTTATAGTATTGCTGGTGCTCTTGCAACTGCTTCTACAGGTACTGCTATTGCTTCTTTAAGTGGTATTGCTGCTACAAATGCTACTCTTGCATTCTTTGGTGGAGGCTCTTTAGCTGTTGGTGGCTTAGGTATTGCTGGTGGAACCATGATTCTTGGTGGTTTAATTGCTGGACCTGCTTTAGCTATCTTTGGTTCTTTTATGAGCTTAAAAGCTTCATCAAATTTAGAAAAAGCATATTTAAATCTTGAAAAAGCTCAAAAATATGAAAAAGAGTTAAAAGCTGTAATCAATGCCTGTAAAGAAATTAGTGAAAGGGCTAATAAATTTACTAACTTCTTAACATCAATAGACTCTAATTTTTTCCCATTGACTCAAAAAATGTCTCAAATTATAGTATCTAAAGGCACAGATTATAGAAATTTCTCTAGTGATGAAAAGAAAATTATCGGTCAATCTATAACTTTAGCTGGTGCTATAAAATCTATTCTTGATACTCCTATTCTAGATAAAGATGGGAATTTAACCTCAGAATCTGCTAAAATAATTGATATGACTAATGAAAAATTAAGAACTGAACTAGTATAATGTCCATATATACTAAATGCTGAATATATTATAAAAATATCAGTAAGATTCTTAAATTTATAAGGTTGTATAATAAATGGTGTTGATAGAAAAATTTTCTATCAATGCCATTTTTTTAATAAAAAAATTGAGTTAATAACATTTTTCTGTTAAAATTAAATCAATAAAGAGAATAGCATCTGGTTATTCAAATTTCAGTAATTTTAAAAAGCGTGTATTGATTCAAGTAGGGATTATTCCAATTAGTGTTTAATTTTTTAATATAATTAATATAATAATGTAATTTAGTTTTAATAAAAAAAGAG